GACCTCGAGCGTCTCAAACTGCGCGGCCTCCCGGACGGCGAGGCCCGCCACGGCCGTGATCGCCGCGCCCATTGCCAGCATAGCCTGGCCGACCTTGGCGACTTGCTCCGCTGCCTTCCGGGCGCGCTCCTCGACCTTGTCCATGCTCTGGTCGTACTGCGTGACGCCATCGACGCGGAGAGCCGCAAAGATGTCCGCGACCTTCACCTTAGTCGCCACGTTACCCCTTGTTGCTGAATAGCCGGCCGATCATCGCGGCCTGTACCTGCGCCGTGCGCTCCCGGTCTTCCCACGCGAGTCTGACAAACAGCTTCACCTGGCGCGCGGTCCAGCGGTCCATGAGGCCCGCTGGGTCAAGGCCGAAGTGAGCGCCGGCTATTACCATCGCGACCGCTAGGCTTTCGTCCTCTGCCGGAATTGAGCGGCCGCTTGGACGAAAAAACCGCGCAGCGTCGCTACGTCGCAGACGTAGAACGCGGCAGAGAGCAGCCCGCACATTCCAGCCGCAGGTACGTTGTCGGCCAGCCAGTCTCCGAGCTTTGATGCGCCATCGGCCGGTAGACCGGTCGCGTCCATCATCACAGCGAAGTTGTTTGACTGCGCCAGTAGCCGCGCCAGGAACTCACAGACGAAGTCGGCGCTCTCCCCTATCAGTGACTCGAGCAGCGCCGTCTCGACCTCAGCCTGTCCGCCCTTGGCTGCAACGGCCCGCATAGCGGTCCCGAGCCTGATGAGCAGGCCGGTGTCGCCTTTGCCGAATAGCGCCTTGAGCAGGTCACCGTAGAACCGGAATACCGGCTCAATGAGCTTCAGCTTGTGGCCGTTAATGAGGACGGCGGCCTCGCGCCGGCACAGCACTTCTACCACGTCCGGCGGTGCGTCCGGTACTGCCGGCGGGCTGTAGCGCAGCGGCACGACCTTGGGCTTTTCAGTCGCCACGCTTCACCTCCGCCAACGCCGTCTGATAGTGATCCATCGTCGCGCGCCAGAACTCCATCATCTCGCGGTCAGTCCCGCTCAGGCGTCGCGGGTCGTGAATGCCCGATACCGCCTGCTCGAGCGTCATCCGGGCGTCCCCGCCGTCCGGGAACGCGCAGAACCAGTACTCGCCTGTCGCCGGGTCACGCTCCTGCCGCTCGACACGGAAGCCGAGCGCGCGCAGTGGCGCGACGTGAATCAGCCGGTGCGTGTAGAACTTGCCGTCGCGAAACCCGAACGTCGCGGGTCGCGGACTTTGATCTGATTTCATGATTCCTCCTATGCTACGGGCGCTTCTCCGATCTCAAGCTGGCCGAAACTACTGACATCAGCCGGATCTACAAGCGCTTTCAGCACCATCGGTACATCGGAAGGTTCCCGGCCGAGCGTGACGCTACCGGACGGTAACACCGACACGGCCGGGAAGTACCAGATCGCCGGTATCCCGTCCGCTCGCTGGCCGACGATCCGCAGCGGTGACTGCGGTAGCACGGCCGGCCAGGAGAACTGGACTACTGCCGGTGAGGCTGAAATATCCGCGCTGAGCCCGAGCGCCGCGGCGTAGCATTCCGCCGTGAAACGCGTCAGAGTCAGGCGGATCTGAAATCCGCCCTTGATGACGTAGACACCTGCCGCGCCGGAGATCTGGTCGGCCCGGTCAGCGACCTGGATCTCGACCTCCGGCTCAATGACTACGCCTTCCTCGGTTTCGCCGATAGGCAGCTCACCGTACTGTACGATGGCACCGCCCTTCAGGCGTTCAGTGACATACGGAAGCGGAGTTAATGCGTTCACGTTGCCTCCTTACGCAGCGGGGCTGCGGTCGTCATCGGTCAGAATGTCAAGATCACCAGCGTCCCATGTCTCGGCGCCGGTAGGCGTACAGACGATGCTCGTGATCTCTTTGCAGAACGTGTCAGGGATTGAGGGCACCGCCACGTCCTCTGTTCCGACGATAGAGCCGCTGGTGATGGTGATCGTACCCTGCCAGGCGTCGCCGTTGTACTGCAGGCCGTGGATCGTCACTGTCAGATCACCGGCTGCCGAGGTTGTGAGTGTCGCCGTCTTGACTACGCTCTTGATGATACCGCCCGCATAGAGCTTGGTGTCGATTGGTGCGCTCTCGATGGTCTGGTCCTCAGCTGCGCCGGGGTGGATGACCTCGGCCATCACTGTCTCGAACGGTGGCCAGACGTACTGCGGGTCTATCTGCCCGGCGTTGGCGCGCACGAGCTGGCCGAACTCCGGCGGGAGCCGGTCGCCCATCGCGCGGAGAGCGCCGTACCACTCCGAGAGTGACTGCTGGGCCGCGGCCAGGGCCTGATTGCACAGCGCCTTGGGGCTGAGTTTGATCTTGTTGCGTAGGGCCTGAATCTCGGTGTACTCGACCATGAGCGCGCCGAGCGGGCCGCTTTCCCAGTCCGCGTCGGACCAGCCCTGGACGCGGGCGACAAGTGCCGCCCGGTTCGCCTCAAGCGTAACCGCCGCGGTCTCGATGTCTCGAACGGTCTTGGCTACATTGTCAGCGAAGCCGTGTAGCGCGGTCTTTCCAAAGGCCATAATGCCTCCTAGTTTGCCTTTCGGTCTTCATACTAGAACATCTGCAAGAAACCGGTATCGCCTGATGGCACGGTGAACACCCATCCGCTGTTCCCGCCGCCGTCTACGTTCCCGTCGCTGGTGTAGGCTAGCCACGTTGCCCCGCCGGTTGCGTCCGAGCGCGTGATGGTGCAGTACTCAACCTGGTTCGTGCCGGTGGAATCGCTGAACGTGAACGTGCCGCTGCCGGTGCTGGTGTCGAGCGTGATTTGACCGGCTCCGCTGCCGGTCAGGTCTAGCTCGGCCATGTAGTAGGTCTTGCCGTTGGTGAATCGCAGCGCCTTGCCGGGAGTCGTGCAGCGCAGGACGTTGAACGTAATAGTGCCGCTGCCACTGATGGTCGAGGTCTTGGCCGCGTCGTTGAACACGACCGTGCCCGTGCCAGCCGTGAACACATCGTCGTTGGTGAAGTTGCCGCCGACGGTCAGGGTGTAGGAGTCACAGTCGAGTGTATGGGTATAACCGGAATTGTAGGTGACGGTGACGTTGTTCTGCACAGTCAGGTCTTGGAGCAGCGTCAACTTGACGGAGAAGTAGTTCCGTCCAAGCGTCAGATTGTAGATTGGCTGAGAGCAGTCTATTTTGAGGTCTGACCCATAGCTGGCATTCAGAGTAGCTGTACCAGGAGTCCAGTTGGCACTTGTAATTGTTACAGTGCCAGACTGCCACTGAATAGTAGCCGCTCCGGTGCAGGTACAAGTCCCCGTGCCGGAAACCGTAAAGCTTGACCCCGTCCATGTGCCAGTCGAAATAGTCATCGTCGCGCCGGAGGGTACTACCATCCCTAGACCAGCACCACCATCAATCTTCCCGCTGCCAACATTCAGAACGAACCCAGACCCAAGCGTAAGAACGCCAACGCTTTGCTGATACTTGAAGGTTTTCCCGTTGATGTTCAACGTCCCGGCTGTCATATATGACCGAGCGGGATAGGTTGCCAACGTGAAGTTGTCTTGTAGCGTCCATACTCCGCCGCTGCCATTGAACTCTACGTTGTAGAACGTCTTGCCGCCGCTCGTAATGGTCTTGCCGCTTGAGGTAGCCGCGAAGATGACGGTGTAGGTCGAGGGCGTGAAGGTCATACCACTGACAAACAGCAGGTTGCCGTAGACCGTCAGGTTCGCGCCGAGTGTCAGAGTCCCGGTGTAGCCGGTGCAGGTGATGTCGTTGCAGGCCGAGTCTACGTTGACGGTGACGTTACCGGAGCCGGAGTCGAAGACGGCGTTATCCCCAGCTTGAGGATACCCCCCACCTTCTTCCCAGGTCGCCGCGTCGTTCCAGTTGCCGCCGCCGGAGGCAGCCGTGAAGGTCGCCATCTACTCTATGCCTCAGTAGAGACAGCCACGCAGTCCCATTTGGCGTCGGCGCTGTTGTAGATGAGCCCGACGTACATTGTCTTGCTTGCAGTTGTGGTCGTGGGCAACGTCTGCCCGCACGACCTGTAGATGGCGTTCCACGTCAGCGCGCGACCCGTGCCGTCATCTTTGATTCGCAGCACGAGCTTCTGGCCGTTGACCGGCGTGCCGGTCGGCGCGGCGAACTCGGCAGCGACAGCCAGCGCGGTCAGGCAGTAGGTGTCGTAGGTATCGGCGTCGGGCGTCGGCGTCGAGCTTGATGTCGTAGCGTAGGCGTTCGCGCGCGGGCGCGCGTAGCTCACATCGGCCCGCAGGAATTGGTAGGTGTTATTGGGTGCTTTGGGCGCGAGGCCGTGGGCCGACGTGCTGACGTTTAGGTCCGTGTTGTCGTCCGGCGCTGCCGCATCATCGAGCTTCGGCAAGGTATGGACGTGGTCGCGCCGGGCAGCGACAAGCTGAGTGCCGGGGCTGGCCGTGCCGAGCGCGGCCGGGTTCGTGTCATCAACCAGGGCCGTGTTCTTGTAGGCGGTTTCGGCGTTGTCGATGGCGAGCACGTTGCGGACGCCGGCAGCCGGAGCGGTTGCCTTCACGGCCAGCCCGTGAGCCGAGGTGGAGGCATTCAGATCCGTATTGTCGTCGGGCGTGCCAAAATCGTCCAGCTTCCGCGTCTCCAGCGCGAACGCGGAGGAATGGTAGGTGTTATCGTGACTGACTGGCGTCCGCGCGTCAGAGTTCCGCGCATCGTCATTCGTGACGTACTTGTTGGTCGCACTTGGCGTCCCGGACGTGCCGGCGAGCGCGGCCTTCTGGTCACTGGTCGGGTCGTTGGCGTTGGAGTGGTGATCAGTCGCTCCGACGCCGGTGAGTTCCGAGTGGGCCTTGCTGCTGTGGGAGGCAAGGGTATGTGCCTCGGCGTGCCGCTTGCTGATAGCGTCCTGTGCGGCGGCTGACAAGTTCAGGTCTACCGCGATGTCGGCTACCTTTGCCACCGTACCGGCCCCGACGCCGTGGACGCCGGTTGTCAGGTCGTTGTGGGCGCTGACCGCCGCGGCCGCAGTGCCGGCCGGGTCTGCGCCAACACCCGCCGCTGTGTGCGGCGACCCGGTCCCGGTGATGTGCGTCTGAATGCCAGCATCGGCCGGCTCGTAGACACCCGCGTGGTCATGAGCTACGGATGAGAAGTCAGGGTCATGGTACTCGTTGCCGTGAACTTCCATCCCGCCGCCTCCGCCAGTCCCCCAGTACGTGAGAGATACCCAGGCCGTAACGCCGTCGCCAACCTTGAACTTCCTGGTATCCATTTCAAGCCCGATTTCGCCGTAACCGAGTACTGGGTTGGCTGCCGTCCATTCGGCCGCAGTTCCGCGTCGAATGCGGATTCTGTGTATTATGGCCCACCTCCACTGATACCGGCGAAGTCAAATACCGTAGCCGGCTCACCACCGTCAATCTCTGACGGCAAAGTATAGGTCAGGTCTACGTCCGGCAGGGTTGAAGGTACAGCGATAGATACCTCCAGCGCGGCTGTTACGCTCACGAAACCCGCGTCCAGGTCCGCACCATCGCTCGGCGCGTACTCGGTCTGCGTTACCTGGGCGCTTATTACCTCGACGTCAGACTCCGCAAGCTGCCGCGCTCCGGCTCCGCTCGGGTCCCCGATCCAGTGACAGAAGCCTGCGAGCAGTACGGTAAGCCACGCGCCGTCCGCGAACCGCCGGCCCCACGGGTCGTCACCTTCCTTGAGTCGGTAGAGCGTCGTGATAGCGATTGACAGATTCTGCTGCCATCGGATATTGCCCGGCAGCCCCTGAGTCGGCTGTTCGTGTCCAACCGGGTCTAGGCCAAGTAGTATGAGCGTCTTATCACCGGCGCGCTCGGCAATCCAGTCCTTGCCGGCCGGCACGCGCTGAAAGCCGCCAAGCACGACGCAGCCTGTACCTGCGTCCGTTTCAAGGTAGACGCGCAACGCCTTGAGGATCGCTTCAGTCGCGGGCGTCATGACTGCCTCGCTATCGCCTGCAGGTCCGCCCGGATCGCCGGCAGCGAATGCTTGACCGCGCGTGACAGCCACGGGATCGCCGTCCGGCCGCCGATCCGCTCACGTTGGATCCCGCCGAACGTTCCGAGTGACTTCCACGTCAAGATGCTACGGTAGAACCCACGGCCGGATCGCTGCGCCTCCGGCTCTCCGAAGGTCCGGGCTACCCACTTCCGCAGGCCGTAGTGTTTGAGGCTGACCTTGTGCGGCGTGATGCCCTTCTCGATCATACCCATGTAGCCCGGTACGCTTCCGCGCGTAAGGCCGCTCGGGCCAATGATGCCGGCGTAGGTTTCGAGCCTGTCCTCGTCACCGGTCGCGTTAATCCACGACCGGCCCTCACCGGTTGATGACGGCGCTTCCTGTTTCGCCCGGCTCGCGACGGTCTCGGCGCCGCGTAGCAGCCAAGTCCAGAGTCGCTGCCGGACAAGGCGCTTGGCCTCGCCGGCGTCGGCCCAGCTCTCATGAGCGTACCCGCCGCGCCGCGCCGTCGCCACGCTGCTAGTCCTCCGCCTGCGCCGGTCCGAGGAACGCCACGATGCCCCGGAAGGAGTTGACCGCCGACAGGACGACGTACCGCTGCCCGTTCAGGTGCCCGTACCGCTCGCGCCAGCGTTGCTTCACGTCGGTTACCCTCAGCCGGTCACGCACCCGCAGCAGGTAGTTGTGATAGGCGATGAACCGCATAGACGGCGCGGTATCCAGCCCGGCCAGGGCCTCGCGTTCCTCCTCGGTTGTCTCCTCGAGTACGCCATCCAGCACCGCGACCTGCCGGACGTTGCCGAGCGTCAGCGTCCGGCGGTCTGACAGGCGCGTAGCGTCAGGCCGCAGGACTTCTACCCGGACGTTGACCAGCCGGCAGCTCATAGCCTCATCAACCGATAGGGTCGTAACATTACGCGGATGTCCTCGTAGAGCTGGCCGGCGGAGAGGTAGCTTGCGCTTTCCCCGCCGCTGGACTCAGAGCCAACCGCGCCCTGCTGGGCCCGGTCGCGAAGTCGCCCCATGAGCGTCGCTACGGCGAGGACCAGCCCGGCCGGTGCCGCGCCGTCCTCCCAGCCGCCGGTATAGCTGACGCGAGTCGCGTAACCGGGCACGTCCTCATAGGTCTTGATGAGTAGCCGCTCGGCCCGGCCGCCGTCGCTTATGACCTCGAAGAGGCTGCCGTCAATTCCCGCCTCGTCGAGGAACACGGATGTAACCGCTTGGACAGGCGGCCGAGCCAAGTAGACGTAGTGCCGGGGTTCGCCGGGCGCGTCATCCCTTACTGTCCGGCCCCGCTCAGCGTCGATATTTGCCCGGTCGAACTTCCGGCCGCAGTAGTGCTCGCACCACTGAACTGCGGCGGCAAGTAGCGCCGCGCCTTCCGTATCACCCGGCAGGCAGGGCGCTACCTCTCGGACCTTCTCGAGCGTGACTGCGCTCACGAGCGCTATGCTTCAGAGCGCCGCCGACCGGCGGCTAGTTCCGGCGCTTCTGGACGTAGACCCGTATCATTGACGAGTCGTTGTCCGTCTTGCCATAGGCCCGTACCTGCAGGTCGTTGTAGAAGCTCATCGTATCCCACGATGCCGCGGCCCACAGTGGCGCGGAGTAGAGCGTATCGACGACCTTCAGCGTATCGAATACGGTCCAAGCCCCGTAGTAGTAGACCGCGGGCGCAATGTTGAGACAGTGCCGCCAGCGATACTGCACTACGACTCGGATCGTGTCCGCCCCGCCGGTTCCCATCGAATCAGCCGCGGCGAACATCCAGAACTGATCGTAGGGCTGCATCGAGAACGTCACGGTACTGAGGGTCTCAAGCGCGAGTACGTTCTGCCAGGCGTTCTGCACGTTGCTGGTCGGGTAGACCTTCTGCGGGATGGTGTACTTGGCTTCCGCGGACTGCGGGACGAATAGCGCAACAAGCGCCAGGACGGTCAGACAAGCGGCGAGATGCTTCACGTTTCCTCCTTAGGGCTCACCAGCCTACGCAACCGGTACGGCCTCGAGGTACGCCAGGGCCTCGGTGATCGCGTAGAACCCGTCGGCGTAGCCTACGACCTTGTACCAGTTCTCATTTTCCTTGAAGCCGATCTCCTCGGACATCCCGATCTCCTGTCCGCCGTTGCCCTGCAGCCAGTAGCTGAGGTCACCGAACATGATCACGGTCTGATTCGCGCCGCCGATGGTGTTGGGGATCTGGTTGTCGACGATGTACGGGTAGCCGTCGATAAGGTTCGGCCGCGCACCGGTCATGTCGCGGTTCCAGAGCGGATTGCCGTCGCCGTCCTCAAGCCGCATGCAGGCGTTCTCCGCCTGCTGGTTCATGACGTAACGGCAGGCCGCGTGGTACTGCGACGGGACGTAGCGCCGGATGTTGCGGATGTCCTGCCAGGTCAGCGTACCGGGTGCCAGCAGGGCGATGTTCTGGACGGCCGCGGTGTTGATGATCCCGTCATAGGGATCGCCGTCACCGGTGTCACCGACGAGCATGAGCCGGTCGAGCTCGCGCTGAATCGCGGCTGCGACCCAGCCGATCATCAGGCGGTCGATGCCGACGTTGTTGAACTTCAGCAGGTCGTGAGTGATGGACCAGAGGACGTAGTAGTTCTGCAGCTGGAGGTACGGACGGTCGAACTGCGGGGTCGCGCTTTCGGTCTTGGTCGTACCGGGAATGCAGGTCTCCCAGTAGATGTCCGGGTTGAACAGGCTCGCGAGGCGCGGGAAGTGAAGGATGCGCATGTCGCCCATCGGCATGTTGGTGCCGAGCGCGATGCAGGGCGCTGCGCCGGCCCGTGGCTGCAGAAGCATGTCGGAGTAGTACTCCGGGACGAGGAAGCCGCCGGCCGCGCCGCTCGTCAGGTCCAGGGCCTTGAGGCTGTCCTCGTCGTACCGCTCGGCCTCATTCTCCTTGCTCCACTTGGCGATGTCGGCGGCCGTGAACCGGCACTTGGGCAGGCCGGTCTTGCTGGTCCGGGGATCACCGGCCGCGATGGCCAGCAGGAAATCCCGGAACGTGAACGGCGGCCGCGGGTAGCCGCTCGAGGACTTCTCGCGTCGGCTGTCCGCGATGTCGCCGATGAGCTTGGTGGTTTCCGCCGCCTTGAACTGGTTGAGGATGTCCTGTCGGACCTCCTCGGTGGTCGGGATCCCGGCCGCCTTGAAGAGTGAGTCCGGGTCGCTGCCGTCGAGCTTGTAGCCGTCCGGCAGCTTGGCGGATTTGCGGAGCCGCGCGACTACCGCCTCAGCCGCGTCATTGGCAACCTGCTCGCGCAGGCTCTTGAGCGTCTTTTCGTCGATCTCAATCGGATCCAAGATAGCCTCCGAGTTAGTACCTAGCGGTCAGTACGGGCTACCGTTCTGCCAGGGCACGGCTCACGTCCGGCCTCGGAGGCTCTAGGAAGCCCTTGCTACTAGAAAGTAATACCCTACTACCCGGCTGTCAAGCAGAATCGACAGGACGGCGAACTTGTCAAGAAGGCCGCGCTACTTGGCGGCCCGCCCGGCCTGCGCCATCGCCCGCAGTAGCTTCTCCAGCGCGGACGGCTCCGGCTCCAGTTTGCGCAGGCGGCTCTCAAACTCCGTCTTGAATGCCTCAACCTTGGCGTCAACCGCGGATTGCGCCTCATCCTTCAACAGGTCACCGACAACCCCGAGCAGCCGGTCACCGTCCGCCATACCCTTGAGTATGCCGTGCTCGACCAGGAACGGCACGTCGCAGATCTCGGCCTTCACCGCAACGGTCAGGGCGAGCGGGTTGGCGCCGATTGCCACGGCGGAGATTTCGCGCAGCTCTGACTTCTTGAAGTGGTAGCCCTTACGGCCTGAGGACGCTTCCCGATCTTCGAACTCAAGCGGGAAAAACCGGATGGAGCGCGCCCGGAGCATCGGCGGCTTGGTCGCGTGCATACGAAACAGCACGCGCGGCATCGGGTCCTCCGGGTCCTCGATGCTCCATTTCTCAATGACCTCGAGCGCCTTGTGCCGCTTCACGGTCGTAGGCGCGATGTCGGTCACGGTATAGACCGGCGACATTCCGCGTATGTCCAAACCATGCTGCCAGAGGCCGACGGGGTTGCGCTGGTACTCAGTCAGGACTAGCCCGGTCTCCTTGCCGTCGCCTACGTCAACGATGTCGCCGTCCCGATCCTCAATCTCGATGGTCGGATAAGACGTAATGATCCCGGCCGCCTCATCTATCGACTTGACGACATCGCCGAGCATGTCGGTCGGGGTCGTGAGGAACTTCAGTCCTGTCTTCATCGGCGCTTCTCCTTCCGCCTTGCCTGCGGCGGGTTCAAACTCAGTCCACTTGATGTCGTGATCGCGCAGCCACTTCTTCGCCTGCTCAACCGTGAACTTCGCAGGATCGAAGCGGTACGACTGCGCCTTGGTCGGTCCGTCCGGGTCGCTCTTGAGCGGCCCGCCAAGCTCCCGTACTCCATCCTTGGCCCAGAGTTCACGAATCCGCACGAAGTCGCCAGGGTCACGTACTCGGGCCGCGTGTTCCTTGTATGGCATATTGCCTCCTACGTTCCAGACGGCAGCTGCTTGAGCGCCGCCAGCATCACGCAGCCGCAGAAGACGTTTTCCTTGGCTGACCAAACTCCGCCCACTGTCATCTGCCCCGGCGTTTTACCTGTCGCGCCGTTCGGCAGGACGAAGTCATCATCTAGCCCGTACACCTCGCCCTTGGCGCTCATCTCTTGGTGGACCGGCCGCCGCCGGTCACTCGGCGGCCCGGCTAGCCATCGCTTGCCGTCAACGACTTGCGAGCCGCGCCAACCCTGCAACGTCGCGTCATTATTCGCCCCCTGCACGATTGTCCGGCTACACGTCTCACAGCGGTACTCGGAGCCAAGTAGCTCCTTGAGCGCCCCGATGATTTCGTCATGGGCGGCGACAAGGTCTACTCCGGCGTGTAGCTTCTCCTCCAGGGCCGCGGCGATCTCCCGGATCAGCCCGTCACTCGTATTCCGGGCCCACTCGCTGACCATCAGCGTAATCCTGGTCTTCCGCGCGGCGCTGAGGTCAAACTTCGCAGCCTTGGCACCGGCTACGCCCTCGGCCCGCTCGCCCGCCTCAAGGTAGAACGCCCGGACCAGCGGCAGGGACTTCTCAGCCAGCCGGTCAGTCAGAGCGCGGGTATCAAGTACGACGGTCGGGTCGCTGACGCGGCTGAGGATCGCCTCGCTCACCGGCGCGATGAAGTCTGAGTTGACGCGGGCCTGGACCAGCGCGCCCAGCCGCCGAGCCTGCGGTACCATGATGGAGTTAAGCAGGTTCCACCAGCGTACAAGCGCCGCCTGCGTATCCTGCACCTCAAGCGTCTTGCTCCCGCGCGGCCGCGGCCGGCCGAGCGCGAGTAGAAGCGTGCGGTAGGCGTCCGCCGTCGATTCGGTACGCCTGGCCTCACTCTGCCGGCCCTGCGGTGGCGCCGGCGCCGCACCGGCCGGCATGAGGCTGATCTGCGCCAGGATCGCATCGCCGCCCGTGTACGGCAGCTTGCCCAGGTAGTCCGCGCGCGCCTCATTCGGACTGATAATCCGTGACTCGACCAGGCGCGCGGCCAGGTCGGCCTGCTCCTTGCGATCCTCCTGTAGCTCAGCGATGTCAGCCGTGTCGAAGTCACAGGCCAGGCCCCGCTCCCAGTATGGCAGAAACTGGCTGTCGATGAACCGCTTGACCCGCTTTAGCATCGGCTCGATAGCGTCCAGCCAGAACGAGCGGGCCTGCTCGCGGCTGTTGTAGTACGAGTTGGACCAGTCGCCCATCTTGATCGGCGGCACGCCGAATATAGCGCCGATCTCCTCCCGGTTGAACTTGCGGACCTCAAGGAAGCCGAGCTCGCGCAGGCTGATCCCGGTCTTCTGCCACTTCAGGCCGGCAGTAACGACCGGCGTCCGGTACGCCTCCTCCGGGCCGCCGTACCGCGACTCAAACTGCGCGCGGGCGGCCTGAATCTCAGTCTCATCAACATCTCGGTCTTCGGTAGTCAAGAAGCCCTGCTGATACGTGCCGCGTCGCGCCATCGACTTAGCCGCCTGCGATTGCGCGCGGTCGGTATCAGCCGTCAGCATCACCGATTCGATACGCGACAAACCCTCAATCGATGACTGCGGATTCCAGTCCCGCATGACGCAAAGCTCCTCAGACTTGACCTCTAGGACCGCGCCGCGGCCCCGTCGAATCCGGTAGCCCGTCACCTTGCCGTCCTCGACTATGATCTGCTGGACTGCGGCGCACGGTACCACCTGCAGGGTTGCCGGAATCTTGCCGGCTACCAGCGGGCAGTACCAGCCGACCCAGCCACGGAGTAGGAAATGCCCGAGCGTCTGCTCAAAGAGTTCGTCCCAGCCAACGGAGAAGTCACGCAGCGGGTTGGTCAGCAGGTCCATCGGGTCACGTACCGGCGAGAGCGGCGCGCCCTCAGCTTTGGCGATAGCAGCGGACCAGCCAAGCGCCCGGCCCTGCTCGCGCCGGCTCGGCTTATAGATACCGAGCGACGCGCGGCGTGTCGACTCAACGATAGCGCCGACCGCGCGATGAACCCATGAGACGTACTTGTAGGCTTCTTCTTCGGTGCGGATCTCGGCAAACTGACGCTGACGCCGGACCCCCTCGGACCACGTCACCCAGCCCGGCCCGCTGAGCGGCCCGAGCGGCGCAACGCCGGCCTTCGCCTCATCCAGCGCTTGCCTGACTGCATTTGATGTGATTTCGTGAATCGGCCGTTCCAGCCATCCGGGAAGTCTCAAACGTACCTCCTCTAGGTGTAGACCAATTTACGCCCTTGCCGCCGCTTGCGCGTATAGACCAGATAGCGCAGCGCATCCGGGCCGTGGTCGTCAGCCTTCACGATGTTGCCGTTGCTGTCCCGGCAGTAGAGGCCAAGCTCCTCTACCAGCTTCGGGCAGCGCCCGCGCATCACGCGCAACGTTCCGGCCCGGAACGCCGCTGACACTGCCTCGATCCCTGACTCCACAGCATTATCAGCCGGCCGTACCGCAATGTCAAGCGGCGCGACGCCGTCCCGGTTCTTGTCAAGATGCGCCAGCTCGTAGCGCAGGTCAGCCAGGCCCTGCGGGTTCGCCGGATCGCCGTAAAATACGAAACGCCGGACTGCAGCGCCGGGCACAACGCGCGTCAGGAGCTTGGCGATACCTACAGCCTTGTCATGCGTCGTCGTCGCGAAACTGACGTACTCAGCGAACAGGTACAGATTACCGCTCTCCGGGTCCTCAGTACCAAGTACGAGATGAAAAGGCGCGGGCGAGTAGCCCTGATCCAACCCGCCGGCAATGATATTCCAGAGGTAGCGGCCCGTCTGCTCATCCTTCTGGTCCGGGATGTCAAACGGCTCGCAGTGAATCGTCCGGTTGGCCGGGTCCCAGCTCTCACCGAATACCCGGCCGACCATGCGGGTAGGCTTGCCGCCATACCGCATCTCGAATAGCGCCGAGTCCATAGTACGGCGCGCGGCCTCGATCTCCTCACGCGGGTAGAACGGGTTGGACTCAGTCGGCAGGTTGATGACATCGACCTCGGTATCACCTGCTTCCCAGCGCTTCCAGATCTCACGGAAGCACCAGTTGATTGGCGCGTACCAGTACGTCGTCAGCAGGATCGGCCCGCGCCGGACCGCCGTGCGAGCGCGCAGGGTTGGATAGGCCGTATCCGGCGTCTGCCCGGCTTCATCGCACCAAGCCCAGTCGAACTGCCCGCCTTCAATCCGCTTGGTCGACTCCTTGCTCTCAAATGAGCCACAGACGGCGAACCCACCGCCCGCCGCGGCCGGGAAGCGATACTCGCCGCGGTCCTCCTTGTAGCGGCCCTGATAGACCGTGCCCTGCGTAGCCTCTATCAGATGCTGAATCGGGTAGCGCCGCAGGTTGGCCAAGGTCGGCGCGACAATGAGGCCGCGCGGGTGCCGCCGCGGGTCCCGCGGGTTGGCGGCAATCCGCTGAGCTGCCGCAATGTGCTGCTGCAAAGCCCAGAGCGCCCCCGCGAACGTCTTACCGGCCCCCGTACCGCAAAACCAGGCGAACCAGCGCGTGTCGCCGTGCGGCCGGCAGCGCTGCAGCGCCTCAGCCTGCCAGGGATAGAGCGTAATGCGCTTCTCCTCAGAGTGGCCGGTAGCGGCAGCAAGAACGGGCGCGGCGCTCATCTGCACGGCCACCAGCCGCGCCGCTCAGCCAGGATCAGGTAGCCGACCGCAAGCGCGCCACCGGCAATAGCGAAGGCGAACGGCCACACCGGCCAGTACGCCTCGCCGGGTATGCCGAACTCAAGAGTCCACATCAGCACCTGCCGCGACCTCACCCTGCTCGCCGCTGCCGTTACCGCCCGGCGCCGGCAGCGCCGCTGGGTCCAGCGCGGTCAACTCTACCGCGCGCTCAGGCTCGCCCGCGCCGTTGCCGCCAGCCAGCACCAGCACCAGGTTCTTCACCGCACCGCCGCCGTGCTCAATCTCTACCCGCTGCGTATTGCGCCAGCGATCCGGGTAGCGGTTGCACAGGATGAAGACCTGGGCGCCGAGGTCAGGCGGGTAGTACGTCCGGCTCACCCGCTCCATCGGCTTGCCGTTCAGGCCCATCATCTGCTTGCCTTCCTCATCGAGCACCGGCTCCCGCATCTCATTCTTGACCGCCTTGCCGGTCGCAAGGTCAAAGAGCGCCTTCGTCACCGTGACGTGCGCACGGGCCTTACCCCTTTGCACAGCGTCCTCGACCGCCGGGCTGGCTCGGCGCCATCTTTCGAGCTGACGGCGTCCAACCCCTACAAACGTCGAGACTTCCGTAAGCGTATGGCCCATCCCGGCCAGCCGTTCTATCCCGGTTATGACGTCTACCGTCCGGCGCTTGTAGCCCATCGGTCTAGCCATTCACGAAAACTCCTTGTCATAGCGCCGGCAGAGGTCAAGAATCATCTCAGCGGGCCGGGTACCTAGTACCCGCCGGACCAGCTCGCCCTCAGACTCAGTAAAGACGGCAACGACCCGATAGACCCGTTGTGCGGCCAGGCGCTTCTCCCGGTCCTGCTTGTCAGCTACGGACTTGACGATCTGCTCGCGCCGGCGTTGGATTGCGACCGCGGCAGCAGAGGCTTGAGCCAGCGTAACGCCATCAGCATGAGTGACTTCCTCAGCCTGCCCGTCCAAGTCAGCGAGCTGCTTGGCAGAGTCAACCGGGATCCAAGCCTGAACGTAGTCATCTGCCGCCAGGGCCTCAGGAGCCGGAACGTCATCTATCTGCCGACGAACCTCGGCCTCATCCAATCCAAGGGACTCCATCGCTACGTTCAGGACTCCAAGCTGCTCCATGTCACGCTTGAGGCGCTCGACCGCAGCGACGAAGGTATTCTGATCAGTATAGTGCTTGGGCACGATGAGATTCCGGCCCCGCGGCCCCTCAACCTCAGCCGACCGCTGACGCTCTACCCGCCGGTAGCGCCGTCGCGCCTGCCCCTGACCTTCAGGCCGGGCGGGCGCGCTACGCGCTAGGCGTCTTGGGCCTGTGCGCCAGGTCAGTCGCTACGGACTTGGCAGCCGCAATGGCGATGACGATGCCATAGGTCAGCGCCAGTTCCTTCAGGAACGACGCCCACTCGGCCAGCGTCGGAAACGAAGACTGCCGCAGCCAGCCGACTATCACGCAGACGACGGTCAGGGTAATGACAATCGCCGCGAGCCCGCTCATCTTTCTCGACCAATTCTCAAACATCACTACCTCCAGTTGTAGGTCAGGTTGCCTCGGAGCTTCAGCTTGCCGTCAAAGTACGGCCCGACTTCCGCCGTCCAGTATTGCCGCGTTACCGTCAGACCTGCGAATGCCGCGAAACTGGGCTGCCAGGTATTAGGCGGCGTCAGAAGTGACCCGCCAAATACCAGGCCGAAATCTACCGGCAGGCGGCTCATCTCGACCTTGGGCTTGTCCTTACCGGCCAGCAGCGTCCAGCGTTGCCGCCATACGGTTTTCCGCCACGTCTCGACCGTGCCGCGCTGATAGCTAACCACAGAGATACCGGCAGGCCCGCGCTCGACGCGCACGATTCCGCGCAGGCTGTCCAAAGTCACGCGCGCCAGGGAGTCGGCCAGGTAGCGGTTCTCTTGCTCCATCTCGGCCAGATAGCCGGTAATGCGCTCGAATGCACTACGGTAGCCGTCCAGTTCATCCCGGAGCTTGGTCAGCTCCTTGCTCGCCTCCGGGTCCGGCCGGAACTCGACAACGTAGCTGGTATCCGTCAACCAGGTCGTGTCAGGCTTGACAGCAACGGACGGCGGGATCACCGGCCCGCGCCGGCAGAGCAGCCAGAACGTCAGGGCGACCAGCAACGCGCAAATCAACCACGGAATGATGCGCCGCATGGTCTACGCTCTACTTGCCCTTCTTTCCCTCGTCGGCGGGTTTGCCCGCTGCCGGACTCGGAATCTTCCCACCGGCCAGCGCAGCCAGGTACGCCTTCGGATTCTCCTTGTACGCCGCGAGGTTGGCGTCTGCCAGGTCAGCCGCCAGCGGCCGCTTCCAGGCCGTGAGGCCCGGAACGAAAGTATCCTGCTCCTCGCCCTCGCGCTTGATGACGTGCGGGTCGGTGCAGCCCGCCGGGCAGAACCAGATGTCGGCGTCCACGGCCTGGACGCCCTTGCCCGGTACGCGGCCGTACCGCTTGCCCTTCCGGCTTTCCAGCGGGAGCTTGTGCAGCGCGCACGTCATGACTTCCTTCGGTCCAGGCGCCCACTTGTTCAGCGGGACGCCCTTTGTCGTCGCGTTTCGTCTTGCCACTCTACCTCCTAGGCCGACTTCACTACGTCGGCCGGTATTACGAACCTGCGCCTGCTTCCGCGGACGCGCAGAACGACATGATCCGGCCCGCGCTCGATCACCGTCGCTACGACGCTCGAGCCCGCCAGCCGAGTCAGCGCAATCGCCGCGTTCCGGTCACCATCCTGCAGGCACTGAATGATGAGCGGCCCGAGCTTCGGGTCCGGGTTCAGAGTCACACGATCCGCGGGTCTCATGAGGCTATATTAGTGAACTTGCCGTGTTTTCGGTCTACACGGTGCAGAATTAGCCTCTTACACGCTGCAACTTGGTAAGGTGAGAAATTGACGAGCGGCGGCTAGTATCGCGCCAGTCTGAACTGACTTGCCGGGTGCCACCGTGGCCGCGCCTGCCGGTAGCGCGCCGGCACCGTCAGGTACTCCCAGCGGTCGTGATGCCGACGCACGTCCACGACCCGGTAGCGCCGGTGAGGCCTCAGGCCATTAGGCAGGCGGTTAGCCCGCCGGCAGCGCAGCGCGACTACGATTGCGCCGATAGGGACAGGATTCACTTCCGCCGCTCGACTAACCGGACGTGCCCGAATGCCGGCCGCGCCTTCAACCCGTGCCGCAACGCGCAGTGCCTACAGTACCCGTGTACCAGGTGCGTGATCCGCCCGCAGTCACGACAGCGGCCGATGTCTCGCGCGACGTGATACCGGAGATCAGACTGATTCGTCTTCCCGGCTCTCATACCTGCCGCGCTACCAGATCCCAGAGCGCGCCAACTGCCCTGTCATAGGCTCGGTCAAAGTCGCCCGCGAGTGACGCGATGACCTCCTCGTGCTCCTTCTCACCTACCCACAGCCGGGCGTAGCTCTCGCCGTCACGAATCCGGCGCGCTACGCACCGGTCGATCAGGAAGGCAAGGCTGTAGTCCGGCTCCGGAAACGCCAGGAACGGCGCGAACTTCCCCGTCGCGCCCTCCTTTAGCAGGACGTATCCGTTAGGCGTCGTGTCGCTGGTCCAGTGCTTGTCACGCCAGCCCCAGGGCCGGACCGTCCCCTGTGACATGATGCCGCAGCAGTTGCCGTTCCATATCTCGCGCGGCTGCTCATTCAGCGTGATTGCGACCGCGGCCAGCTTCGCCCACGGTGGGGCACCAGGCCGCACTTTGACTGCAGCCTTGATCCGCTCAGCCAGCGGCCAGCCCGCGCGGACCGCGGACTTCTGCAGAAGGTCAATCGGTACTCGATATGCCATTATGATTTCCTTTCTTAGTCTCTACCTTTGCCGCGCGTACCAGCTCACCTAGGAACGACCATACCTGCTCCCGGTAGCTACCACGCGCGGCCCGCTGCTGTGTCGCAATGTAGTTCCCTGCCTGCCTCAGCATCAACTCAGCAAAACCAACCGGCTCCGTGTACCCACCCGCCTCGAACTCCGCTACCACTCGTACTCGCCGACTCATCTGGCCCGTCCCTTCGGCACTTCACCGGCAGTAGTCCGCAGGATCGCCAGTACCGCGGCGTCGCACTCATGCTCGGTCCAGGCGTCCACGTCACCAAACCACGCCCGGCACTTTGCGCGCGCCAGCCCCTTCGTCGGCAGGCCGGTCACCGCCCGGCCCCAGCGAGTCACCCGCGGCGGCGGCACGATCAGCACGGCACAGTCAGGATGCCCGACTACAAACTCACCAACTGCACAGAGGATCGCACCGTGATAGCGGCCGGTGCCGATTGACGACTTGACACTCCCCTTCTGCGCGAACCAGCCGCGCGCGTCCTCCAGCGCAATTGTATCAGGTACGTGAATGTTGAGGACGTTGAGGATGTTCAGGCGCAGCCGGTTCAGCCGTAGCCAGCTGGACCGCGTCCCGCCGGCGTAGTACGTCTCACGACGAAGAAGACGCCACTCAGCGCCCGGTTCCCCGCGCTCGACGACCACGACCCCAGTAGACTCACCAGGGTCAATTCCGCACCGCCTGTCTGATGTCATGCTTCCCTCGCTTTCCGCCACGCGGCGAGCCTGGCGCGACCCGTATCGCGCCGGGCATACCATTCTTCCATCTCGATAGCAAAGCCTGACCGTTGCCGTTCGGTGGCATCAATCAGCCAATCCGCCGCCTCCGCCAGCGCATCCCCAGCCTGACGCAGCGCGGCGAGGCGGTCGGGCGGGTCATAGAGCGTCTTTGTGTCATACAGTACCGGCAGTCCCGCCTCTTTCCCAATCTCTATAGCCAGCGATGTCGCGCTGTCCTCTAGGATAAACTCTGTGACTGCGGTGAATGCCACTTTGCCGTTCGATATCTTCAGCCGATAGCTGAATGACTTGCCTGACACGACATTCATCAAGTCGGGCAACCAGTAGACTTCCACCCACGCCCTCGCCGTCCTGCGAATCTCCTCTGCGGTTCTCATGGTGCATCCCTTGGCTCGTGGCTCTCCGGCGTTTCCGAGAACCAACGGACTGACCGTAACGGGATGTGGCGATTTCCACCAGTACTGAGGCGCATCCAAAGCAAGTCGCATCCGAACCGAACTTCCATACACTCGAAAGTCTCCATCATGCCGTCAGTCCATCGGACTGTTACTGTTTTCATGTGCTCTCCTCCACCGCCGTCTCGCGAATCTCATCTGCGGTTCTCAGGTTGCCTTCTTGGCCTCGAATTGGGCGGCATAGTTTTGCGCTTCACTCGCTTTGCAGGAAAGTTTCTTGGACAAATCCTTCAGACAATGGGAAAACGGCTTGTCGCGTCGGAATTCTTCAACTGCTTCTTCCATCACGAATTTGGCCGCTGATTCCCACCCACACGCAATACCGATATAGTGTGTATGATTCATCTCGCGCTCGGTGTTTTCGTTTTCGGTTTTGCTCACTTCGCCTCCTTGTCCAGCAGGGCGCGGGCGGCGGCGACCCATTCGGGCAGAGGCTCTGCCGCTTGGTAGTCTACCGTCTGTCCTACATTGGGCGTGTTATTGTTGTACCAATCGGCGGCTTGCACTGACGCATCGTGTCGCGCTTCAGCCTCCCTGACTGCCATCTCCAGCGCCTCCCGCCACGGCTTCCTCGCCTCGGCAAGCTCGGCCTCGTGCAGCGCGGCGAGGCGGTCGGGCGGGTCGTAGAGGACGATATCGTCATAGATGGCTGGGATGTCAAGCACTCGCGCATTGGCGATGGCTAGATATGGCACGTCTGCCCGACTGCTGAACGAATCCGACTGCATCCCGTAGCGGGCGCTCAGATTATCACCTTCTCGGGTCCAGAGGCGCACAAGCCATCTACCTTCCTGCCCTGGCGAAGATGACCAGGGGCAGGTATCATGTACCTCTACCCACGCTTTCGCCGTTCCGCGAATTTCCTCTGCGGTTCTCACTTCGCCTCCTTGTCCAGCAGGGCGCGGAGCGCAACCCCGGCACGGTAGATTCTCATCTCTTGCTTTTTGGTGTTCACTCCGCCTTGCTCAACGCCGTTGCCCATGCTGGCATCGTGGGCATTGCGCCACTCTGTTACCGCCTCCCGCCACGGCTTCTTCGCCGCCTCAATCTCGCGGGCGCGGGTAGCGCGGGCTTGTTTTAGCGCCGCCTCGCAGCAGTTGTCGTCGCATTCCTCCGAGCCAACGCAGTAGCCGTTTTCGACCCTTACCACGTCACCCCGGAACGGACAGCGGTAGCACGTCTCACTCACGCGGGCCTCCCTTGCAGTCGGGGTGAACAACCTTGACTTCGGCCCCTGCATTGTGCGCAGCTTCGGCTAGTCCGCCAACTGGCAACGTCCCGCACGGCGCGGGCGGGGCAAGGTGTTCAGTCACCTTTGGCTCGGCGGAATCGGCCAGCAGGGCGCGGGCGGTATTGTATGGGCAAGTCATATCGTGCGCTTCGGTTGGATGTAACTCGGGCCAGAAACCGGGACACCAATGACAGCACATCTGTCCCGTTGCCGCTCGATACGGCTTAACTCCAGGCCGTGCCATCAGCCACGCCAAAGAACGGCGGTATTTCTCCGCCGCCTCGGCCACGGCCTCGTTGTGCAGCTTCTCGATGGCGTCGGCTATCTGCTGCCGGTCGAAGTCACCAAAGGGCAGCGCGACCAGCACCCGGTTTCGGAACGTCTCACTCACGCGGACCTCCTGCGGGGCAGTGCTTTCCATAGCGCCTCAGCCGTCGCCTTGTTGTAGGTTGTCAGCACCTCAGCCGTCGCCTTGTAGTGGACTGCCCGCGCCTCATCCATCGCCTTGTTGCGGACTGCCCACGCCTCATCCGTCGCCTTACGGTAGACTGCCAACGCCTCAGCCATTGCCTTACGGTAGACTGTCCACGCCTCAACCGTCGCCTTGTTGTAGGTTGTCAGCACCTCAGCTGTCGCCTTGTAGTGGACTGCCCGCGCCTCATCCATCGCCTTGTTGCGGACTGCCCACGCCTCATCCGTCGCCTTACGGTAGACTGCCAACGCCTTAGATGGAAGAGTCCGTCGCGCAAACCAGTCTATGTCTAGATGCAACGTCGCCGCCTGTAGCAACGCCTTACGTGTCAGGTCTACGCCACTGGGCCACGCGGTCTTGAATATATCCACCTGCTCCGAGCATGCGGACATCAATTTCAAGTGCCGCACAGTTAGGTGGAATCCACGGTGAACATCAATTTTCACTTGCGGCCTCCTCTTGTATCCAGTTCCAGCACGACTTTCTTGCCGTGCGGGACTATCCAGCCTCGTAGAATCTCGCCCGTCATACCGCCCCACTGCACCGAGTCACCCGGCACTAGGACGTGCGTATGGCTTGCCGTCGTGTCCATTGGCACGGGCTGGACCGCGGGCGCGGCAGGACGCCGGAGCAAGGCCGACCCGACACAGCAAACTACTACGGCCGCTATGAGAGCGAGCACATCAAGCAGCAGGAAAAGGCGCGGGCTCCACGTCCTCACGGCTCACTCCCCATCTGCTTGAGCGCACCGACTAGCTCGCCCCAGGCAAGCGTCCGCTCGAGCGCCCGAAACGCCTCATGCCAGCCGGCCTGGTACGCCCCAACCTCTGCCTCCGTCACGTTCTCCGGCCTTGGTGACTCACCGCTCAGCCTCGGCAGCTTGGCGCGTAACAGGATCGCCGCACCGACTAGCCGCTTGCCGGCCGGTACTTCCATGTCACCGTCAAGTCCGCCGGTCTGACGGAGGCGGTAGACGGTTACGCGCCGGTGTGACTCATTCTCACCGGCGGCCGGGATCCGCTCGGCCGGGTACGCCAGCCCGTCGAACTCCAGCCGCCGCAGGGCCGTACCGATGGCGCAGTTCTGCAGCAGGTCACCGTCCGCCTTACGCCAACCGTTCTTCACAATGAGGTCCCTCGGTACGTCATTGGCCGAGACTGACTTATGATTGAGGAGCAGGTCACGTAGCCAGGCGACGAGCGGCTCAATCGCCGGATCATGCGCGGCGCGGAACTCGCCTGGCCAGGCTTCCTTCACGGCAGCCTCATTGATAGCATCACTCTAATTTCCGCTTCGATTTCAGCAGGCAATTCCCAAAGGCCCAATGCTCCACGGCACGGCACCGGCTTCGATAGCGCATACACATAGCCAAGGAACCACGCCCAGCGCCCCGGCGAATAATCTCCGAGATACCGTTCCAGTCCGCTCACCATGCCTGCCGCCTCTTCGGTCCTGCGGCAATCGAGCAGACGCGCCACTGCCACTACCGCCCCGCGCGGAATCGCGCCGGGTATCCGGCCTAGCGTGTGCTCCACTTCCGCGAAGTCACGCGCAGCCTTCGGCATCCCCTTCGCCGCGTGAATAGCGATAGTGCTGAACTGCGAGCGGTATATCGGCCAGCTTCGCGTCTCTACCCGCTTGTACCCAAGCGCTACCAGCGAGGCCCACGGCTGCGTCAGCGTCAGCGCCTTCACTTCTTCCCCACAATCCCCGCCGCTACGTCACCCACCTTGCGGAATCCGCCGCCGCTCGCCTGCCGGCCCGCGTCGCGCCGCTTCTCCATCACCCGGCAGACTATACAGGCCGGTTCATGCCCGCCACCGCAGCCGGGATTCTCGCGGTAGCACTTCTCAGCGCGACGGCGCAGCTCAGTCTCTTGCGAGTCCGCACCCACCGTTGACTCCTTCCGGCTCGCCTTGACAAACCGGTTGCGTTTGATCATCACGGCGAACTCTGCCAGATCACCCGGCGGCTTGGCGTAGATACCGCCGCGTAGCGCCTCCAGCAGGTCAGCCTTCACGTCGCCCGGCTGAACGTGCCGCTTGAGCCAGAGCGCGGCCTGCGCCAGGCGCGGCTCCGGGAAGCGAGTAGACTCAGGGTCGTAGCCGGCCGGCCACATCCCGTTGACCTCGCGGAAGCAGTCAGCGTAAAGCCCGGTCCATGCTCGGATCTCAACCTTCTCTTGGTCAGTCAGCGGACGCTTGCGACGTTTCGGGCGGGCCGGTGCGTTAGCACCGCCACAGGCCTGAGAACTACCAATCTGAGAACCTGAGAATCTAGGAATCTGAGAATCATCGAGGTTCGTATCCTCATTCGTACTCATTCCGTACCCGTTCCGTATAGGTTTTGTATCCCCTTTCGTATCCTTTTTGTGCCAGCGTCCAGATACGTTCTCGGCTCGTTTCATCTGCTGATACCGGACGTCAACTAGCTTGTGGTGAGTCAGGAACTTGGGTCCGAGGACCGGGTGAGCTGAGAAGCAGGCTCTGATCGCCGGCCCCTTGGTTGCCCAGTCACTACCTAGCCCGGAAAGCCGGGCCAAGTCACTTTCGTCGGCGCTGATCGCGAGCTCGCGCGAGTCCCAGCAGAAACTCAGGAGGTCAGTGTATGCGCCGCGTTGCTCCGGCCGCATGGCACGCGTAGTCACGGAACCGAGCCAGTCAGTAACGTACCACAGGAAGGCCGGCGGCTTGTTCAGGGACGGCGCGCGCTGGCAGATCTCCTTAAGCTTGGTGATCTGCTCGGGCGTGAGGTCACGTAGTTTGGTCAATTATACCTCACAATCAGAGCTGCCCGCCCGCCCAGCGGCGCGTAGCCGGTGGCGCGCCGGACCGAGAGTGGGGGTCGACTCGCGGGCGAGCGGGCAGCAGATTGGCGACAGCAAAAGGGCAACCGCCCGAGCGTGTAATACATACAGCCTCGCGGCCAGGGTTCATCACTAGGACGGGCAGTCGCCATCGCGCTCATACGCCTATCTCTACCGCAACCCGGCCCGCGCCCTTCACCGGCCGCGCTCGCTCGGTCTCAAACAGCTTGCCCTGTTTGATCTCCTCGGCGTCGATGGCCGTTTCGTAGTCCGGCTCGGGCGGTTCATCCTGACGCTGCCGCCAGAACTTCACCCGGAGTAGACTTTCACAGTGCGGGCATTTCACTTCAAGGTCAGCCTGCGGTTTCTTGGACCTGTCTATTGACATTCGGCTCCTTTCACTTCTCACGGAGTTTTACGATCACGGCGTTCATCGCCTCCTCGGTGAGGTACTTGGCCTTGTCGGTCCCGTACCTGTCACCGAACAGCGTCTGCGCCGCCTTCTCAACCGCGGCGAGTGCCGCAGCGTCGCTCTTAGTCCCGGACGCTGTCCGCGCGAGCTGCAGGAACACCGTCCAGTCGTCAGGCGTCACCGGAAAGAGGCTCAGGACTTCGATTTCTTCCTTGGGGCTGTTCGCGGGTTCGGTCTCGCCTTCTTCCAGCGCCTTGATCTCCCGCCAGCGATCCTCGGGCGTGAGGCCCTGCTTGAGCGTGATGTCAGCCAGGCGCGCCTGCTCGGTCGCTCTTGCGGTCTTCCACCAGTGATGTAGCGGGCCGATCTGGACCATGATGGCCTTGGCCTGCCGCTCGCTGGCGATCCGCGCTACCGAATCAAGGCCGGGCCGTTCCTGACCCTGACCGTTGACCCAGGCGGTCAGATTACGCAGCGCGGCCGGCGCATCCTGCTGGCCGAACATCTCGACGACAAGCTGGCCGATCTTCCTGGCGGTCTCCTGCCCGGCGGCGCTCAGACTAGCCGGAAACGCACCAGGATGCCCGTCATTGGACGCGGCTGACTTTTGGCTGTTACCACCCTGGCTGCCGCCCGGTGATGCAGCGGACCCGGCAGGCTGCTTAGCCCTGCCCGGTTCCTGCGCGGGTTGCTGGGCCGCGGCTGCCCGCTTGGTGGCCTGGAGCTTGGCCCATAGGAAGTCAAACGTGCGCTCGAACAGCGCGGGCATTGTCTCTCCCGTGACCTTAGCTGCTACTGCCCCGTGATAGAACGCTGCCGTGATGTCCGCTGCCGCGTGCATGGTAGCCTGCGCCTCGATGCTGGCACGTTCCTCCGGGCTGCGCGGCTGCCAGCCGCCCTTGCCGCCAAAGCCGCCCGACCGGGCGGCCCCGGCTTCCAGGACCTCGCAGGCGGCGAAGCTGTAGACCATATCGTAGTAGGTCTTGCCCTGATACTCACGGCCCTGGCGGCGCACGAACCTGATACCCGTCAGTTTGACCTTGGCACCTTTGCCAACGCCCTCCGGCAGCGAAGTGAAATCGAACCGGGCCATCTTGGCCCGCTCGCCTTCGGCGTCGGCTTTAGTATCGGCCACAACTAGGGTCTTGCCTTCGCGGCTCAGCACGAAGCGCACGTAGCACTCAAGCTCGCCGGTAACGTCTGGCGAACCGTCAAACGCCTCGGCGCTCTGCGCGGATAGGCTTGCTGCCGTCAGCTTCACCTTGCACCTCCATCATCCGGGCGGCAGTCCTCGGCTATCATGCCGATGTACTTCTGCCGTCGCTCGTAGGCCAGTACCCGCCGCGTCTCCGGTAACTGCGCTTCAAGGTGCCGGATCACCGGCTCATTCAGATCGGCCAACGGCGTCAGCGAAGTATCCGAGTCATTCTGCCGGTTCATCGTCCGCCTCCAGTACGCCGTCCACGATCACCAAGCCGCCCTTGTCGTTGCCGCGCAACACAACCTCAGCCAGCGCCTGCATTCCCCACTCACGGAGCTGGGCGTCGAATACCGCCGCGGTCTTGTCGTCCATGCTCTCGTAGAGTGATCCCGGAACGCGGATCCAGCGCAACCGCGGGTCCTGAGCGTGAGCGATTGCAGCCCCGATGAGAACCTTCTCGCTGTCACTCGCCTGCGGTAGCGGCTGGTCGTTGAAGGTGACTCCGCGCTCCCGGTCATAGGCCAGGCCCGGCAGCGGCGACTTCGCCTGCTCGAGGACCCGGCGCTTGAGTGCTTCGATGGCCTCGATCCGGGCGGTCAGCTCATCGGCCTGGGCCTTGGTTGTCTCGATCTGCTGGTCCTGCTGCTTCGCCGCGTCGATCTGTCGGCAGACGGCGTTGGTCGTTTCGGCCTGCTGCAGTTCGGCCCGGACCTTCTCAAGCTCAGCGTCCGGGGACTGCGTAGCCTCAGCGGCCTTCCGGGCCTCAACCGCGGCCGCGCTCGCCCGCTTGTGGTTCTCCTGCGCCGCCTTGAGGGCCTTCTGTGCCTCGGCCAGTACCCGCTCAGCCTTGGCTACAGCCTCGGCCGTCCGGGCCTGCTCACGCTCGGCGATCTCGGCGTCACGCAGCGCCGTGCCAGCCGCTACCTTCTGGCCCTGTAGCCTGTCCTGCCGGTCCAGCAAGGCGTGAAGGTCGACCGGCTCCATTGTCCGCCAGCCCTGCGGTAGCCGGATCTCGGCCCGCGCCGCTTCCAGCCGCTTGAGGTCACGGTTGACTTCGGTCCGGTACTCGAAGGCGCGCTTGCGCTCGTCCTCGAGGGCATCCGGTAGCGCCTGCTCGTGACCGAGCTTGATCTCAAGCGTCTCAAGGTCGGCGCCTACGTCCGGGAACTCAACCAGCGCCAGGAACGCCTCGACCTGCTTCCGCTCCGGCATCCGCACGAAGTCATAGGGATCGAGGACGCCCAGCGCACCGAACAGTCGGGCAAGTACGCTCGCCGGCTCGCTCAGCGGGATTCCCCGCTTGCCTTCCTCATTGACCGGGAAGACGTAGAGCGACCGGCCCTTGCGGGTCAGGCGGAGCTCGGCATTGAGCACCGGCCGGCCGTCCCTGGCGTTGCCGATTGTCACGGCGACTTTGGCGGCCTTCTCACCGGATTTCACCGGCTCAAGGACGGCAATCGCCTTGTCGTAATCCGGGGTCATAGCACCGGCCAGCAGGTCACGCAGGGCGTTGCCTACGCTTGACTTGCCGGCACAGTTGTACCCCTTGAGCTTAGTGACGCCAGCCCGCGCCATACTGAAGCGCGCGACCGCGCACCGCTCATAGTTCTCGACCTCGGCCCTGGTAATCACCAGCGGGCCGGAGCCGTTGCCCGGCGGTGGCCGGGTCTCGGTCTTTGATGTTCTCATATCGCTTCTCCTAGAAGTCCCCGGCTAGGCCCGAAGCGATTTGGCAGATTCCTAGACCGCATGCCGGGCGGAACTTCGGACAGTCTGCGCCGGGGCAGTCCTCGGGCTTCGGGTAGTGATGCCCGCGCAGGAAGGCTACGGCCTCCTTCTGCTCTTGTTCTGTCATAGGCGGTAGGGATTTACCCGACCGCCGCGCGAAGTATTCTGACCACTCGTCGAGCCTCCAAGTAGTCATCTTCGCTTGCTTTGTTATGCTTTTCATCGCTTGCGGCCTCCTCAGCCGCGTTTCTCTGAGGCCGGCCGGCCGACTTCTTCAGCCGCCGCCTTCAGAATGTCCATCGTAATCTGCCCGCCGGGCGAATCCGCAGCCATCTGGCGGGCCTTCTTCCATTGCTCGCAGAGTTGCGCAACCGCGCAGTAATGCTCACACCGCTGGGCCGTTCCCTTCCGCGCGTTGAACCACAGGGCGTCAACCGGGCAGGGCGGCAGCGCGGAGTCGGGCGCGTCACGCGTCGCCAGGTAGTCGGTGACCGCGGCGTCAATCCAGCCGCGGACCGCTTCGTCAGTTGCCAAGGGTAGCGGAAAGACCTCGACCGGCGGGCAGGAGTCACCCTTACGCCAGTCGCGGTAGACGGCGATCACACGGAGGCGGGTACTAGCGGTCAGTTTTGCCCCGCGCCACGGCGAGTCGTCGGCGTTCTCGCAGAGCCAGCGGTAACAGTTCAGCTGCCGGAGCCAGTCGGGCTTCTCGTTGCCGAGTCCGCGCTGGGCGATAGCCTTGCTGGTATAGGATCCCGTTACCTTGTAGTCGTCCAGCCTGAGCCAGCCCGGATCATAGATCACGCTGTCAGGCCGCCCGCCGACCTTGACGCCGGCCGGGTGCCGCCACGTCAGGTTGACTTCGCAGTGGTAGTGCTGGCCGAATAGAGCGCGCCCCTCCTGCTCGGTTACGGCGTGGACCGCGCGGCCGAGCCAGGCGAAGTACGAACCTCGCCAGTCAACGAATACCGGGTGCCGGCGCTGAAGCTCAGCCTGCCTCACTAGACCGCCGGCGATCCGGCTGACCGTCAGCGCGGCGTAGTCGTGCGGGTCATCATCGCCCGCAATCATCGAAAGCAACACCGGCAGCGGTGCCGCGAACTTGCCTCTGCCGGCGCGCACGTCCGCGAAGGGAATCTGCGCGCCCTCATCATCAACGTAGCCGATGATCGGCATCACTCCTCCCGCCGGTCGTATAGTTCGTCGGCCAGCTTGTCCGGGTCGGGGCACTGCCCGCGCAGCGTGCAAAACGGACCGCGGCAGACCTTAAGATTGCACTGCGCCGGCTCCGGGTCCGGCTCCAGCCAGCGCCGCTCGGCCTCAGCCATCGCGCGGCGATTGCGCGCGGTCACTGCGCACCCCGCACGTTGCCGCGTTCCTGCTGGTCCTGATAGAAGCTGAGGGCCATCGTAGTGACCTCACCGTTGCACCAGCGTAGAGTCAGCCGCGTACCTTCCCTGCAAATGACATTCAGCTTGAGCCAGTGCTCAGTCACATGGCCGCTATCGTCGGCCGTACTGAAACGCCATTCAAGATGCTCAGGGATCGCGGCCATCGCCGCAGCCTCAGCGTCACACTTGGCAGCCCTGGCCGCGGCCATATCTACCGCGAAGCTAGACACCGGACACCTCCACTAGCAGTAGGCACAGGCCCACCGCGATTACCGCTAGCCCGCCAAGCACTAGCCACAGGGCTACACGCTGACAGAGCCGCCGGCGGCGCACTGCGCTGACAATCGGCTGCCGCCAGCCCGTACCGTATCGTGAGGATTGGCCGTTCATGATCCCGCCTTCGGCAACGCGCAGTGGTCGTCAACCATCACTCCCTTGCCGCAGCTCGGACAGACGGTCAGGTAGGGATAGCTGACTGACTTGTACCCGCAGTCTCGGCAGCGCATCATGTAGGTCGCGCCGGGCTTGGTGCCGTGCAGGTGGACCCAGCCGCGGTCGGTGGTCCACATCAACTGCCCTCCGCAATGAACGCAGATCATGATGTCACTTCGCGGATTGCGGACTGCTGGGCCCACCACGGATTCGGCACCGGGCAGGCGTTGAGTTTCGGGTCGTTTGAGTACTGATTGCACAGACGGGAGCAGTAACGGTCGCGGTAGTTGCGGCAGTACTTTCGGCCGCGGATCGTCTCGCGACGGCGGGCGGTAGCGATCTTCGTCGCGTCTGTCATGGCAGCATCCCGCGCGTCTTGAGATAGCCCTCGGCCTTGTACGGGTCGATACTCTCTGAGTTCTGCAGTAAGTATCCCGCCATGTCGTCGGCGTGACTCAGCAACCGGTCGAGATCAGCGACCGGCACCATCACGCCAACCGCGCCTCGCGCCTTCGCGTGGGCCAGATTCTCAAGGAGCTCTTTCACGTTCTCTCCTCTCTGTCCGCCAAAAAGAAGCCGCCGCAGAAGCGGCGGCACTTTCGACGCACAATCGGCTATCGCATGGGGATTTCGACCCTCTGCTCCTGCGAATGCCGATGTCCGTAGATCATCTCCCGGATGGCAGTCGGCGCGCGATCTTCGAACGTCACGATGTCGAATACCATCCAGGCGAGCATTGAGACCACATGATTCGTCTCGCTGATTTTGCGGGACTTCATCATGAAGTCTAGCATCTGTCCCAGGTTGCGCGGGTTGGTTCGGATGGCGAGGTAGTGTTGATGTATGTGGCTGGTCCTGAGGAACTCGAGCGGATCGGGCTTGAGCAGCCTGCCGGTCAGACGTTCCTCGTCTTCGATCCGGTCGGGATATTGCGCTGCACCAGGCCTGGGCCAGTTCGCCGGGTTGCGGCGAAGGCCAGGTTCCCCGGTCCAGAGCGGCGCGTTGCCGGCGTCGTGCGTCGACGCCGTTTGTAGTGCGCTCATCATTTGGACTCCTTAGATGATGACGAGCTGCTATGAAGGACGAGAGAGGTAGACTGACGGCCAGTACAGGCCGCGTGACTCCCTCTTGTTGGACTCTGTTGTGCCGTCTATCGTTGCTCGGCACGGACCGCCCCTTGTAGCAGGGCGGCCGCGTAACGTCTTATCTCATCAAGGTTTGCAGGAATCGCTGCATAGGCTGACGCGGCCAACATCATTCGATGTTGCCGGCATCCTGATCTAGGGATTATGTAAACCTGATGGGGATAAAAGAAACGCGACCGGCTCATCACAGTATCAAAGCCCGCCCCCGGATGGAACCGATAAGCCTTGCGCGCTATGCGCGCAGGTGCGGTACGAAGGCGGGCTACCTTTGTAGGTTGAATAGTCAGGCTAGTCGCTTCCATCGGACTGACTATAACCCCTCTCCCCTAACTTGTCAAGAAATTTAGTAAGGCCGCGCGGCCGCGTCGTTAGAAGCGATGCAAGACTTGACGCGCGCGCGCTCCGCGTAGAGGGTAGCCGAGTGGGTCTCGCGGCCGTTCGCGGAGCGCGCAGTTCGCGCTTGACAGCGCGGTAGGACCGGCGGTAGAATCAGCCATTATGAATGACGCTACATCAAAGCCTACGCTCTGCTGTCAGTGTCACAAGGAAGTCAGCCCGACGGCCAAGACCTGCCCTCATTGCGGACAACCGAATCCCGGACAACCCCAGTGGGTGACGAGTACGGCAGCGGTCGGCAAGATACTGATGGTTATTGGCGCGCTCGCGCTCGCCGTGACAGTCCTGTTCATCTGCGCGGGCTGTCAGCGGTATTCGATCAAGTACGAAGTCACCGGCTCGGCCCCCAGTGTTACTGTCGAGTACCTTGACGCCCGGCAGTCTGACGTCATATCCACTAGCAAATCACTGCCCTGGGTCTACCAGTTCCGGTCTGATGGCAAGACTCGGCTGCTACACGTGACGGCTAAGTGGACAACCGGTACGGCGGATGTGAATATCTACGCTGATGACGTGCTAGTCGAAGAGGGAACGGCCGTCGATGACTGGACAGCCACGGCGAGTACCTATTGGCCCTAGCCCAGCCGCTCAGGGCGTCGTATCGCTCCGGCTACTACTGAGCTTAATGTCGAAGTGCCGGGCCAGCGCCCGCATTACGGGTCGCTGCTCGCGGTAGGCTTCCTCAACGATCCGCAGCCGGGCCTCATGATCGTCGCTGCACTTCTCTAGCTTGTTCACCGTCGCCGCCAAGACTGCCCTGTTGCCGCTACGCGTCTCGACAAACGCGAACACCGACAGCGCCGAGACGAGGATTCCGAGCGCGACTGCCACGGCCGTGAGGAGCCTGTTGTTGCTGCCCGCGTGGGTAGTCATGGCTGCTAGTAGGCGATCTCGACCATCTCGAGCGCAACGGCCCAGCGGATATTCGTAGCCGCCGCGCCTGTCACCTGTACGTCAAGTGTATCGGTGCCGTCATTGGGCGAGACCAGCGTCGCCCAGGCCGCCGCTCCGCCGTCCTGCAGTACGAGAGTCGGTATGACACTGGCCCCACCCGCTACTAGGATAGTTGTTCCCCCGACGTTCTTGATTGTCGCACGGAAGAACCAGTGCGAGGAAGTACCGTCATCCTTGCAGCCGAGAATCTCACCACGCACAGCGTACACCTTGCCGCTCTCGACCGGCTCCGAGGCTACCAGCGTCGGCGTCGCGTCAGTCGTAGCGACCTTGCGGATGAGTGAGAGAGTATGTTGAACGTCGCCATTCGCGACGAAACGGCCGCTGGCGTTGACAACCTGAGCCTCGCGGTTCGCGCGGGAGTTATGACCTAAGACGGTACTGCGGCTGCCGTCTAACGTTGCCTCATTGCTGTCGCCTGCAACCAGGACCTCATCGGCTCCTGTTGCTACGTCATGGTCAAATCCGAACACTGCGGATGAAGTAACGTTAGCTACCCCACCTGCTAGAGACTGCCCCGCAATGAGCGTCCCGTCCGTATCACGCCAGACGAAGTTGTCGTTGCCGCCAAAGTCTCCGGAGTCATTGAACTGCACGCTCTTGTCGTTACCTGCCGGCCCTGCGGCCGCGCCGAGCTTGTCTGCGATGGTGTCAGTCTCGCCCAGCTTCCACGGCAGGTCGGTGCCGGTCAGGCCGTGCGCGCCGCCGGTGAGAATTGACTGCTTCGGCCAGATCGCGTTGTCATCCGGCGCTATCTGCAGGAGAATGAGGTCGTTCTGAATCGCGTCGTAGTCGGCCGTTCCGGCTTTGGCACTGTCATGCAGCGCCGCATCTCCGAACTCCACGAGTGGGACGTTGGCGGTCCCGGTGACAACCGCGCACCAGACGCGCGCCGTCGGCCGGTCTTCGATAATAGTCAGCCGATCCCCTGGCGTGAACCGCCCGGCGAGCAGGGTCAGTTTGCACAGGATTGCCGTACTGGAGTTATCGGCTACCTCAGTACCGAGCGCCTGACAGATCGCTACGGCGAGCTGCCCGGCCTGAAAGTTCTGATTGACCGGCGCGGCGCGGACCTGATATGCTGCCTCCTTGTTCGTCGGACTCGGCCGCCCGGTGAAGGAGTTAGGGACGGCCTTAGTTCTATCTGCCCATGCCATAGTTCACCTCACAGTTCCCAGAAGCAGACGTCATCAACGCCGTCCTGGTAGTCATACTCTCCTGCCAACATCCGCTCACCCCAGAAGCAGTAGGCGGTCTCCTCGGTCGGAGCAGGCACGCCTTCTACCGGGATGTAGGTTATCGGAACGAAATCCGGCGAGGACTCATCGACGGGCGGGCCCAGCATCTCAGCCGTCGCGACGAGCTTGAGCGTCAGGTCGTGACCGACCCACTTATCCAAGAAGTACCGCCAGTCAAACTGGCCGTCGAGGACGACCTGCCACTCGTCAGTATGCGCGTGCGGTGCAGGCCAGTAGAGGCAGTTGGGGTGAGGCCGGATGTAGATCGGCGCGTTCAACCGTAGCGCCTCGTAGACGAAATCAAGGATCTCACGGTTGTTAGGAAGCCGGAGGCCAAGCGCGCAACGCAGCAGGAACATCGACCGCCGGCGGCGGATCTCGCGGCTCACCAGCCGGTTGATCACAAGGTCAGTCTCCTCTATCATGACCTCGAGCTTGACCTGCGGCAAGCCCTGGCCCTCGGTAAGGTAGAGCTTACTGATTCCGCGGGAGGCGTCAAAGTAGCGCAACTGCGGGTAGGTACTCCCGCCCCAGACGAGATACGTCCTCATGGTACTCCCTTCGGCGTCAGGCGTCCGGCTCCGCTAGGCGGGATCATAGCACAGAGCAGCTCGCATTCACCGCGGCCGGTCGTACTTGCCAGGCTCTGCCGAGTTACCACGCCCTGCAGGTAGTCAACCAGTCCGAGCGCTACGTCAACTGAATCTCCGACTTCGACCCAGAGGCAGCAATCGAGCGTGACGCATACCTGCCGGTTCTGAGTATTGAAGAGGCTATAGAGCCAGTAGGCGAAGTCGTCGGCCACGCTCGCCGGGATGCCGTCATTCCCAATGGTCAATTCGCTCTGCCGGTCCAGCGCCAGGGCCTCGGTATCGGGATAGGCGTAGGTGCTACCCTGCGTCGTGACGAGCACGCGCAACCGGCGCTCGCCTTTGAGGCTGATTCCGTCTGCCAGGACTTCCCGCGCCGTCAGGCAGTAGTCTGGCGGCTGCGTATGCCGCGGCCGGACCCGCCAGGTTAGCAGGCCGGTCGGTGTCGCGCGGCCAGGAAAGAGAATCATGTGGCCGGTCGCCTCGGCAAGGCGCCCGACGAAAGCCCGCGCCGTTTCGTCTTCGGTCGGTGGAGCTGCGTCCAGGTCGAAGGCAGGCCAGAAGTAGGAAGCAATCAGTACAATCGGTGAGGAAGTATAGTCTCGCCATCCCCAGTAGTGCCCGGTCGTTCCGTCATAGTCGCGCTCTGCAAACTCCGTCCAGTTGAGCTTCGTGAAATAGCCGGGCTGATCGAAGATGGCGAGCTGATTCCACGTCGGCGCTCTGCCGTTGTAGAACTCATAGAGTACGACGGATGATATTCGTGCGTCGACGTAGAAGTGAACGACGTGCCAGTGCTCCGGTAGCCCGTCATAGGGCGGATTGTAGATCAGACCGATGCACTCCGGCCAGTCGTTATGATCGTGCCGATACTCCTGCAGCCAAATAGGCGCATCAACCTGAAGGGCGAAGTCGTGAACGGTCGAATCGTACAGAGTCCAGTAGTGTCCATTATCCTCGCCGTCGAAGATGATGTTGCCCCCCGCCTGCCGTGCGTGTCTGTGTGCCGGGTCTTGACGGGTTGTCCCGTCGCAGTATCCGATGATGGTGCCAGACCACAGATCCGTAAAGGTCACGCCGTTGTCATCGCTTCGGGCGATATCAAGGTATATCCATGTCCCTAGCGGTTCCTTGCTGATTGCAGCACCGGAGAAGATTCTGCCCCAGTTGTCATTCGCGCAGATAGCCCCACCCGCAACGTAGCCCGCCGTTATCCCGCTATGCCAGCCACAATCCAGGTCGAGCACCAGGTTGACGAGTGACAGTGTCGCCATGATGTGGCTCGCCCCCCACATGTTGCTGCAGTTCATCCAAAGGACTATCTGCGGCTGTGCGCCGCCGGTCGGACAGGCCACGGCGCAGTAACCGACCGGCCGCCACCAGAGCGGACCGGCCGTACTAATGTAGTGCGCGTCCGCTCTGGTGGCGGCCGG